ACCATCAATGCTTAGTGCAGCTTGTGTGCTATTGTTAGTAAGTGTAGCACCTACACCTGCAGTACCGTTATTATAAGTAGCACTAAGGTTGCCCTCTTGTTCTACTCGTACAGGATCGTGATAGTGCAAACCTGCTGCAGCAATAGTATCTACATACTGTTTTGTTGCAGCTTGTAATGCAGTCTGGGGATCACGAGTAAGGTCTACATCTCCATCAGCATTAAAGAATACAGCTTTAGAAGCAGGTTGAGTGATAAACACTTCAGCCTGTGCTGTAAGGTTAATAGCTGCATTAGAGTTAGAACTTGCTAGGATTGTAGTACGAGCTAAGGTAGTTGTACTTTCTGTCCAAGTACCTAGACCTACTTCCCAATCACCTGTACTTGCTTGAGTAAGGGCATAGTACGTTGTGTCTCCTGTAGCTAAAGCATCAGAGAATGTTTGATAACCCCCAACGGAACCATTAAGTACAATAGAGCCTGTACCTGTGGTAGTCGTTGTTTGTTTTACTCTATCTTTAACTACTAGAGCCATAGATTACGTCCTTATTAAGCGATACGAATAATAGCGTTTGAACTGTCAGGAGAGGCGCCACCTGTAGGGGGGAACTCAATAGTGAAGTCACCATTAGTAGATGTCTTAGTTCCACCAAAGTCAATTACTGCAATAGCTTTATTGCTAGCAGATGAATTGTAGATAATACATCCGTCTGCTGACATAGTAGCAGAACTAAAGACTTCATCATCAATATCGACGATTGCAGTACTACCGTCTAGTGTAATGGTAATATTATCTAGTACTTGACCTTCAACATTGTACCCTGTACCTGACACTTCATCACCTGAAGGGTCTTGACCGCCTAAGTTAGAATAATTAGTTGTACCTGCACCATATGTTCCAGAAGGTGAGGCTTTAATAAGTGCAAGTTTAATAACGTGGTTATCAAGATCGTGAAGACCTTGAAGCAACTCTTGTTTAAAACTGTTGCACATTGCTGTTGTGATAGCCATTTGTATATCCTTTATGATAGCACAAAGGGGCCAGCATTAGCCAGCCCCAAAGTTGTGCTTAGATTACGCTAGGTTGTAACGTGCTGTTACAAGAGCTTCTGGACGTAGAATCTTACGACCATATAGGTGCATACCACGAACGATGTCCGCAAATGAATCTGGGTCACGGTATGTTTCAGTTTTGTTGATCTGCTCGGCAGTTGCAACCGCTGAGTCATGACCAGCAACAATTACACCATAGTTGTCGTCCTGTGCTGTAGTACCTGTTGTACCTGGGCCAGTACCGACTGATGGTAGGTTGTTTGAAACGTATACACGGAAGCCATTCCAGTTGTTTAGAACTAGACCGTTACGTAGTCCACCTGCATCACCGAAGTCAGCATTCAATAGACGTGAATCTTCGTCCATCAATACTTCCATCATCTCAGGTGAGATTACGATCCAACGACCTGCTTTGTCAACGCTTTGAACGTCCAACAAACGGCCCATACGTGCGATCATCATAGTTGGTGATACGTACGCTGTTGGTAGTGCTGTTGCACCTGGTAGACGAGCACCAACAGGAATAGAGTCACCTGTTGTACCAGCAGATGGTGTAGTTGTGATGTTGCCAAAGTCTGACATATCCAACTTGTTAGCTGCTAGAAGTTCATCAGAACCTGCAGATGTGTTTGCTTTAGTACCGTTTACAGTTGTGTTAACTGTGTCTGCGGCACCGTGCAATGCAGATTGTGAGTAACCTGATAGGTAACCCAAAACTTCTTGGTCATGCTGGTCAGCCAAGCGGTATGCCGCACGGTTGGTCGCAAGATCCATGAAGTTTACATGTGAGTGCGCTTCTTCGATGTCGTCCATTTTAAAGGCGAAGTAGTTTGCCTTGTCAACGACTAGAGAGAAATCGTCATCCTGCAAATCCTGCGCAGCAATAGTTGTGCCACGAGCATATGCTGAAACTGAAATCTCAGGTTCTTTAATGATTTTAACGGTATCGCCTTGGTTGGCAATCTCACCGAAATAATCAGAGTTTGTGATATCTCCAACAACAGTAGACTTGCGGAAAGCAAGCTGTACTTTTTTGGAATAGATTACGGGAGAGAAGTTCCCGTTTGGCAGGTTAGTGTAACCTGACGCTACTGCAAAAGCCATGATAAAATCCTCCTGATATTTGGCTTAACAAGCTAAACACCTTAAAGAGGCTGAACGTTTTCTAGGGTGCAGTTAGTACACAGTTGCGCTACCGTATACTGTCTGGGCCTATACTTGAACAGGTAGTTCTTTTTAGTTTTAGACTTTTATATGAAAATTAGGTTGAGACAAAAGGTAGTCATAAAGAGGCTTTTGTCTCTGTGCCTATAGTTATACTGTTGATTTACTAATTGTCAACAGCTTTTATCTGGCATTACCAGACATATCGTAAACAAATTTACCCGAACGGATAGCTTTGTTAATTTCCTCAGATTTAGCTTCAAACTCTTGTGCAGACATTTTAGCTACATCTGATTCACGAATTACGTCATTTGCATCTTCTACATCTACAGACGTTTTACTACGGCGAGTAACTGTAGAAGCTGCATCTTTAGCCTTAGCTTTCTTTGCATTTTTAGTAAGGCCTTTATCTACTTTGTATAAATCAATAACACGTACTACTGATGCAGGATCATCTGCATTCTCGTACAGTGCGTCTTGTACCCACTTAGGCTGTTCTTCAGCCCAGTTGTGAAACTCATCAGAAGCTCGTAGATCATCAAAGTCTTCGTGAGATTTACGAATAGTATTCTCAGCTTTAACTCGTTCTGCTTCTAACTGTGCCTGATCTAACTCTTTTAGTCTAGCATCTGCTTTGCTAAACATTTCTTGAGCTTTTTTAGCAGCAATAGTCTCTACGATACCTGCTACATCAGGGTATTGCTTTGCCCATTCTTCAATATCTTCATCGGACTTAGGTGGAGCAATGGATTCTTTCTTCATGCGTTTTTCAAAGGCTTCGAACTTTTCGTTCCATTCCTTTTCTTTTTCTTGCATGTGGCGTCTTAAATCACCGTAACGTTTTTTGAAGCTTCTTTCTTCTGGAGATAACGTTGCTTCTTCAACTTCTGAATCGGCCTCTTTCGCTTTAACACTTTCTTCTTCTGACTCGTTATTGTCTTCTGCTTCAAGTTCTCCACGCTGTTCGGCTTCAAGTCGTTTAATCTCCTCTTCTTCCTCTTCAATACGCTTACGTTTTCTTTCGTAGTTATAACCTCGATCAACAAATCCTGCTGTCTTTGGTGTTTCTACTTCTGCTAGTTCAGGCATTATATTCTCCTTATGTTGGGGCCAGCCGTAGCTGGGTAGCCTTATTTTTTATTTGCCAGTCCACCTTTTTTGTATTGGCGTTTTGCTTTCTTTTTTGGTGTAGCCATTAGGCCACCTTCTTTAAATCCAACCTGACCTGACGTATTTCTACCAGATTGTATATCCTCAATTTTAGCTGTAGTTCTTTCAAGATTTTTAGTAGTATCTTCTATGGTTTCAGGTGTTTGTTTATCCATAATAGCCTTTGTTTCTGCAACAGATTTTTCGGTTACAATAGATGGGAATGGATCGTCATCATTTCCTCCAGAAGGTTTTTTAAGGCTTTCATAGTCTGAAACAGCTTTAGTTGCAGCCTTTTGTGCAGGGGTAGCTTTAGGTGTAGTAACAGGTGGTTTAGGTGTTACCCCTGCTTCTGTTGCAGTTTGAATATTTTCATGACCATTTTTCTTAGCCCAAGCATTAGCTTTTTGCTTACCTGTAGCAAAGATATCATCTAAGAAGTCTAAGATACCTGGACCATCTTTAATAATATCTGCAACCTGTGCATCAATCTTACCAGCAAGTTCATCAAGTCCTTGTGCTTTAGCAATAAGTGATGCAGCACGCATATCAGAAATTGCCTGTAATCCACCACCTCTCAATGCTCCACCTGCAGCTGTAGCAAGACCAGCCATAGGCCCAGCTAACATAGTAGCACCAAGTGTTTGCATATCTAGGTTAGACTTAGATGGATCATATTCAATACCTGCAATAAACTTTTCAATACCAGCTTCACTGTTAAAGTCTGCTGAGTTTAACCAGTCTTCATAAGCAGGTTTAGATTCTCCAGTAGGTGGGGGTGTACCACCACCATCATCACTACTAGGTGCAGCTGCTACAGGCATTTCTGTAGTGTAGCCTTGAGCTATAAGTTGATCATATCTAGCCTGATCTTCAGGGAGAGTTAACATTATAACTTGAGAAGAGTCTGTAAGATAGTTAGGACCATACAAAGTCACACTAGTAATTTCTTCTTCTGGTACAGGTTCTACTACAGTTTCTGATTGAAAAATTGTAGACCCTAAAGGAAACCCTGTAAAGGCTGCTTGTTGAGCTTGTTGTCCTGCTTGATAAAATCCTTGTTCAGCTTGTTGTGGTTGACTTACAACACCTGCTTGGTTGTAGCCACGGACTTGACCACCTGATGCCATATTCATTTGATTATTCATAGCTGGATTAGGGGCACTGTATAGGTTTTGCTGTTGTTGGTACATGTCAACAAAACCACCTTGGTTCA